GTAACAAAACCAATAAGCAAAAGAGGCGATCTTCTTGGCTAAAAAGAAAAAGCTAACTCTTCCAGAGAAGATGATTAAATTTATCGAAACCCTCCGCCAACCAACTGGTGATAATGTAGGCGCTCCCATGCGGTTGATGGATTTCCAGAAGGAAATGATAAGGGAAGTTTATGGACCGCTAAATTCTGATGGATATCGAATAGTAAACGAGGCGATCCTGACTATTGGGAGGAAGAACGCCAAGAGTACCCTCTGCTCTGCAATTGTCTTATGCCATTTCTTTTTACCGGAACTCTCGGTAACCAACCAGGAGATATTACTTCTCGCTTGGACAAGGGAACAAGCAGGAGCTTTATTTAAATCTATTGCTGAGTTTATAAAACTTGATGAAGAGTTAATACACGACTTCTCTATCTCCGATTCTCGGAAAATAATAAAACATATCGGATCTGGTGGGGAATGTAGAATTGAATCCGCTGAAGCTGCCAGCTTACATGGAAGGAACCCTTCCCTGGTATTAATCGATGAGATTGGAAACTTCTCCGCAGAGAAGGCCAGAGAAATTTATTCGGTTGTCACTACCGGCTTCGGTGCCAGGAAAGAATCTTTAGTTTGGTTACTCTCAACCCAATCCGCATCGGATAATCATATTTTTTCCGAGAAGGTTGATTATGTAAAAATGGTTAATCGAGGGGAGATAACCGATGCAAGAATAAAAGGATTTGTTTATGAGGTTCCAGATGAGCTAGACGCTTGGGATGAAAAGAATTGGATACTTGCTAACCCAGGACTAGACGTAATTAGGTCCAGGGATGAAATGAGAAAAAAAGCAGACGAGGCAAAGAGGCTTCCTGCTCAGGAGGCGTTCTTCCGGCAACTCTTTCTAAATCAACGGGTGGATAGCTTCACCCCTTTCATCACAAAATCTTTATGGCAAAAAAATAATCATAGGGTGGATATAGAAAAATTAATCGGGAGGCCTTGCTACGGAGGGCTTGACCTTTCCGCAAAGACGGATTTAACCGCTTTTGTTTTAATATTCCCAGATGATAACGATCCGGCAAAATTTGATGTTCAATCTTTTTTCTGGAAACCCCATGATACTTTAAGGGACCACAGCCTTCGTGATCGTGTCCCTTTTGAAACTTGGCATAAGCAAGGATGGCTTTTTACCACGCCTGGAAATAGCATTTCGTACGACTACGTAGCAAAACAAATTTATGATCTTTCACAAAAATATAATATCAAGGGAATCCATTATGACCGCTGGGGTATGACCACCATGAAAAGCGCACTTGATTCCATCGGGTGTCCAACTCCACTGGAACCTTGCGGGCAAGGCTTCAAAGATATGGGCCCTTGCTGTAATATTTTAGAAGAATTAATTTTAGATGCCAGACTTCGGGCAGGGCTTAATCCAGTTCTCACCTGGTGTGTGGCCAATACTGTGGTTATATCGGATCCTGCCGGTTCCAGGAAATTTGATAAGGCACGCAGCTTTGGCCGTATCGACGGAACTTTGGGATTATCAATGGCACTTCGTTTGTGGGAATTACAGCGGCATAACGCCACTTCCTGCTACGACGACCCCAGTTTCATCGCCTATATGACCGGTTCTGCCTAACTTTTAGACACTTTTTACATACTTTCTTGCACCTTTTTAGGCTTATATTATAGTGCTTTTTATGGATAAATTTTATGATAAATTTGTGGATATGCTTGAAAAATATATGCTTCCGAATATCATATCCCTAATCACCTTCTGCTTTTTATATGCAAGCAAAATCCCCTCCCATTGGTATGAGTGGACGCTGGTGGTTTTGATAGTGGGGAATGTTTTGGGGTTGAGGGTGAGGATTAGGAAGAGGGTTAAATAATGGGTAAAAGATTTAACGACCTAACTTACTTTGAAGAATTGCTGGAAGCAAATAACAGGAATTTTCCATTGGAGCCTTTTGCCGGTGTCAAAACCAAGATTAATCATCTTTGTATAATTTGTGGTTTTGAACGCCTCGTAATGCCAGATACGGTGCTTCAATTTTCTGGGTGTCCCAGTTGTGCGGATAATTTATTTTTAACTGAGTCAAGATATGCGGAAAAAAGAAAAGAAAAAGGCATAACTTCTGTATTTCCTTTGGAGGCATCAAAAGGATCCACAATTAAAATCCAACATGGATGTGTTTGCGGAAATATATTTCCTTCCAGCCCTGATGGGATTTTAGGCGGGCGTGGTTGCCCTCCTTGCGGAAGAATTACCCAAGGAACCAAGCAAAGAATCACTAATGAGGAATATGATTCAATTTTAATTGAATTAGGTAGATTTGATGTTATTAGATTAGAGCCTTTAGATACGGTAATGAAAAAGATTTTCCACGGGTGTCAAGATTGTGGATTTAAATGGAATGTCCGCCCTGGACATATCATGGACGGATCTGGATGCCCAAAATGTGCAAAAACTGGATTCCACCCGGACAAACCTGCATCTCTATATATTTATGAAATCAAACATGAAGGAAAGAGAATTATAAAAGTAGGAATCACAAGAAATGACTCTTTTATTAGGATTCAAAAAATCATACAGCATGGGAATAACCTAGGAAAAAAGATTACTACTAAAAAAATAAATGAGTTCTATTTTCAGAAAGGCTTGGACGCATTGAATATTGAAACTGAAATAAAGAGAAAATTTCAGAATTTTAATGATCCCATCTTCGAATTTGCCACTGGGTGGACCGAGATGTTCTCTTTTCAGATAAAGAAGGAACTTTTAAATTTTATCCAAAGTCATCTATAACAATTCTTTTTCCTATTTAACTAATCCTATTTATCCATTAAACTACGTTCATGGGTATTTTAGAACGCATAAAACAAGTATTTGTTCCTCAGAATACTACAAATATTAATTTCAGTAATTTACCAATTTACTCACTTTCTGGTGAGCATGTTACAGCAGAATCAGCTTTACGTCAGTCAGTTGTTTTTGCTTGTGTGAAAACAATCTCCGAAGTTGTCGCCTCATTACCTCTGCGAATTTATAAAACTAATTGGATTGATGATCGCGAATTTGATCCGAGTCACCCATTATATTACCTTTTAAACTTCCGACCAAATCCGTTGCAATCGGGATTCGAGTTCAAGAGCCAAATTACTTCCTCTTTGGTTCTTCATTCTGTTGCCTATGCCTTTGTTCAAAGAGATATCTATGACCGACCAATTTCCATCACTCCGATTGATCCTGGTTTAGTGAGTGTTGTCTGGAACGAGAAACATGATGATCTTATTTATTACATTGGTGAAATAGGATTAAAATTAACCGGCAAAACCTATACCAGAAAAGAAATTTTACATATCAGAGGATTTTCCAAAGGGGTTATTAATCCTCTTTCTCCGATTGCTTATGGAAGTAAGGCCATTGGAATCGACCAGGTATTATCCAAACATCAAGAATCATCGTTTGGTCCAAATTCTACTAGACCTGGCGGAGTAATTCAAATGCCGACTCCGGTTAATACTGAAACGGCCAAAAGAATAATGGAATTATTTAAAACAACTTATTCCGGTGCTGCTAATACACAAAAAGTGATGTTCTTAGATTCTGGTGCGGAATTTAAACCTATCACCATGAATGACAACGTAAGTTTGCAGCTTATCGAAAATAAAAATGCATCCCTAGCAGATATATGTAGATATTTTGGAGTACCTCCGGCAGTCATAGGTTTTACAAAAGAGACATCATATCAATCGGTCGAAATGCTTACACTCCACTTCTTAAATTTCTGTTTGAAGCCCCTTTTCCAATGTTTCGCTCAAGCGTGTGCGAGAGATTTATTAAAAGAAAGGGATGTTATGAATTATGAATTGGCATTCGAGTTTTCCTCTGTTTTAACCGGCGGTTTGGAATCAACATCCCAAGCGCTAGCACGCTTATCCCAGGGAGGAATTTTTTCGCCGAACGAGTGTAGAACTTATCTTGGAAAAGATGCCAAAGATTCCGAGGCGGCAGATCAACTCTACATCCAACAAAATATGACTTCAGTCGACACGCTTCAAAAACAAACGGAGCAGAATACCCAGCAACAAGCGGAGACAGCACAATTAAATAGAATTATTGCCGAAGAACAGATTAAATTATTTAAGGAGATATAATAAAATGTTTAACCATCCAAATTATCTAAAAGCCAAATCTAAAGAATGGTTTAAGATTTCTGCCAAGGAATCAAAAGAGGGAGAACTCGTTGGCCACATAGAAATTTTAGATGCGATTGACGAATATTTTTCTCAACCAACACCAGCGGAATTAATCTCCCAGATAAGGGCCATGAAAGTAGATAGAATTCACGTTGCCATTAATAGTCCAGGAGGATCGGTTTTTTCGGGACTTGGAATTTATAATGCTCTAAAATCCCACCCCGCAAAGGTAACTACCGAGGTGCTCGGCTTAGCTGCGAGCATAAGTTCAATCATTGCAATGGCGGGTGATAATATTTTAATGCATGAAAATTCCATGATGATGATTCATAAAGCGATTGCTTTAACCTATGCCAATGCTCAGGAAATGAGAGATATGGCAAGCACTTTAGAAAAAATCGATGGTCAGCTTATTTCTATCTATGCGGAAAAGACAAAAATAGATCCTATTATAATTGAAGATATGATGGTTAAAGAAACATGGCTAACAAGCGCGGAAGCGGTCGAATTAAATTTTGCGGCGATATTAGAGCATGAAACCGCTCAAATTAAATCCGCATTCGACCTTTCCATTTATAAAAACACCCCT